CACAGAAGAAATAAATGATAACGGAAGTAATGCTGTGCTAAAAGTAACAGCCCAGTCTTATGAGATGACTTTATCAAAAAGAGCGTTTTCTTTATCAAACAGTACATTACCACTATTTGTGCCTGATCATATTAACGACCTTGTTACCAGTGATAATTGGTATTACGATTGTTATGGCAACACAAGACATAAACAAAAGTTTGTCCGAGGATTGCTGAATCAAATACTTGACTATCTTCCACAATGGAAAATAGGATATGTTTCGCAAGCCGTGTGTGTTAGGTATAGAACACTTGACGATGTTGATAATGCAAATGTTTATACTTTTTTAAATAATGATATCGCTTCGTCATACCAATGCTATTTCATTTTTGATTCAGAAAATATGACAATTAATATAATAGATGGAAACATAGAGACAGAAGAGCGGCGGTATTATAATACTGATGAAAAATATTTAGGCACTCATTCTAGGGTAATATTAACATGGCAAAATGCAATCAAAAATACGAATGTTCACACAACTGATGATAGGTGCATTAGTGCATTAAGAGTGCATACATCTAACGATCAATACGGATTAGGGTTAATCAACCCCACGGGAAATAATATATTGTACAATTTTAGTAATATTGAAAATCAATTAGATTATGTGGCTGATGACACTAAAAACAGAACCTTAAAAGAAGCTCTTACGGTGTGGCAAACAAACATTGAAAAACAGTCTGTAAAATATGCTAATAACGGGGCATTATTGATTGAGTGCAATAAAAAGAAAATAGAGCAAGCTTCTAAAGTGTCAAAAGCTTTAACAACATACTTAACAGTCGCAGATACAATTAATACACATCTAATAGATAAATATGGGTTTAGTGACAAACCGCTCCCTAACTCTTCAAGTGGAGAGTTGCGTTATGCTTATCAAGTTCTTGTAGATGACCATGTGCGTATTCCGAGTGGAATGAGAAACCCACCATATGATTACATCAATTACGATTGCTATTACTCCAAATCTTTATATACAAAATTGTATTCGGCAGCAGAGACATATTGGAATACAAAAAATGATTATGATAACGCAGTAACCAAATACAACATATGTTATAACAAGATGCAAACAGTAGCTAAAAAGTTTACACTGAATTACAAAACGGCACTTCAGGCAAACAAAGACGGTATTGCAACAATCCTCTCCCCTGCTGAAATTTTGGAACTCCAAAATTACATTACTGAAGGAGATTGGACAAATGACAATATTGTATTTAGTGACACCTATTCCGCTAATGATATTATAGCAACATTACAAGAAGCAATGGCTCAAGCTAAATCTGTCCACGACAATTATCTCAGTAAGCAGTGTTATGAATTTGAGATTGAATCAGCGAACATATTAACAATTCCCGAAATGAAGGATAACATTAGAAATTTAACACTTGGTACAGCACTATCTCTTGAAGTAAAAGACGGTGATTGGCAGTATCCTATTTTGCTTTCAATTCATGTACATCATGGCGATGTATTAGATTTTAGTTTGACATTTAATACAAACTATTCTGCCAAGCCTCTCAAGAAGAGATTTATTGATTGTTTCAATACGATTTCACAAACAAGTGTTAGAAATACAACATTTAATTTTACAGAATAATAGGTGGTGATTATATGATTATTAGACATTTGAGCATTGATTGTGCTTATATTAATAAGGTGCTTGAACCAATCACACAAAGAGAACACGGTGTGACTGAGTTTGAGATTGAGATTAAAAATCACGGTGCTGATATCGACCTTTCGGAATGTACGCTTGCCACCTATTATGGATTAAAGCCAGACGAACACAAGGTAGGCGTTGAGTGCAGAGTAGATAAAGATAAAGGTTTGATTTATTTGCCTTTGTATTTACAGATGACAACGGCTGAAGGTGTATTAAAAGGTATTGTAGAATTACAGTTTCCTGAAGGTAATGTAAGATTTTCAGGCGTTAATTTTAAGGTTTCTTTTGCATCAGATGACACCAAGATTGAAAGCACTGATGATTTTAACATCTTAGAAAATTTTATCTCTAAACCGACTACAAACGGTGTTGTCGGACAAGTGTTGTCTATAGATAATGACGGTAACACTATTTGGCGAACACTTAAAGAGTTTGACGGTGATTATGCCCATTTGAGTAATAGACCTTCTATTAATGGCGTTGAACTTAACGGAGATAAGTCACTTGAAGATTTGAACATCAAACAAACCTATACTGCCGATGATATTCCGTTTGCAGATGGCGAAACTTTTCAACAGAAGTTCAACAACGGCGAACTAAAAGGACAAGATGGTGCTTCGGGCGCTGACGGAATTACTCCGCATATTGGTGATAACGGCAATTGGTTCATTGGAGAAACAGATACAAATAAACCGTCACAAGGTACAAACGGTGTGAACGGAAACGATGGTGTAGGTGTTGAAAAATCCGAAGTTAATACAAGTGGAGAGCTTGTAATTACATACTCGAATGGAGATTCAACAAATCTTGGCAAAATCGTAGGTAAAGACGGTCTTGACGGTACAAATGGACAAAATGGTTTATCGGCTTATGAAATCGCAAAAAATGGTGGTTTTGTCGGTACTGAAGAAGATTGGTTAAAATCTCTTAAAGGTGCTGACGGAGCGAAAGGCGAACAAGGTGAACAGGGAATACAAGGTGCACAGGGTATTCAAGGCGAAAAAGGTAAGGATGGCGCTGACGGTAAAACTCCAGTTAAAGGCACTGATTATTTTACTGCCGAAGATAAAACTGAATTTACTGCCGAAGTTGCCAAAAGTCTTGAGGGGAAAATAACGAACAAAGCTAACCTCGTTAACAGCTCGAATATCTTTGATTTTGATGCTTGGGCAAAGGAATTACAAAAACTAAATCCACCAGTTTTTCACGGTAAGCTTGATGAATTGAATTTTGACGAAAAATCAATTACCATTACCCCTACAGAAAGAGACACTTATACGAATGGTTGGCAATTAAATTACGCCAAAGTAATGAAAATAAGTGTAAAACCGAATACTAAATATTTGATTTGTTGGCTTACAAATAACAGTAGCAGCAATGTTTTTGTTTTTTTTAACGGAATCACTGCCAATAATGTAACAATTCAGGGTGGTAAAGGAACATTTGTCACAAACAATGATACATCATTTATAACGCTTAGGTTTGGTAGCTATAGTAATAGTACTTTCAAGGTTTCCAAAATTATGATTACCGAAAAAGAATCAATCTATTTACCAAATAAAGTTGCAGAAGGTGTCCCAGAGGTTGCAAACGAAGTTTTGACATTTAAAAAGACAACCCAAGAGGTTGAGGACATCAAAGCATACATCGGCTATACCGATGAAGATATAGTAGGACTTTGCGTTGATTATGAGAACAAGACATTCACTCGACTTGCAGGAGCAGTCAATCTTTCGCAGGGAGCAGATTTTAATAAATTTGAAATGTATGGCGGAAGAAAAAGATGTAATGTTTTGGATGACGGCACAATCACGGCATACTACGGTGACAAAAATTATGCTGAGGACGGCTCAAACGGTCAGGTTATGGTTTTTCAGCCAAAATTCTATTATAAAGTTGTTCCACTCAAATTAGAAAAAAACACCGATTCAGGCATCGGCTACCATCTACGCAGAGTGAATTACTATGTGAGTTCAAAACCCAAAACAGGCTTTAAGTTGCACCCTGCATTCTTTGATGAAAACGGCAATGAAGTTGAATATATCCTTCTATCTGCTTATGAAGGTAGTATCTATGATACATCTGCAAATGCCTATTTAATGAATGATGAACAAGTCATGGATGCATCCGCTGACAAGTTCTGCTCCATTGCAGGCGTAAAGCCTGCATCCGGTCTGACACAAAGCCTGACAAGGCAGAATATTGAACAAATGGCACAGAACAGGGGTACAGGCTGGCATTGTGACCTTATCAAAGCAGAATCTGCAAATCAACTTCTGATGATTATTGAAATGGGAATGATGAACCTTCAAACCGCTATCGGTCAAGGTGTAGTTAATATTTTAGACAACAGTGCTTACAACTGTTCATCCTTGACCGGTTCAACCGCTGCTCTTGGTGATACCACAGGTCAGGCAACACAGACCATTAACACCAAAGGTGATGTATCCACAACGGAAACAACATCAGGAAAAGTGTCAATCACATACAGAGGACTTGAAAATCCTTGGGGTAACATTTGGAAGGTTATGGAAGGCATCAATATTTATGGCAACGGCAATATGAGTGCCGGTCAACCGTTCATCTGCGATGACTTCAATTTTGCCGACTCAAAAAATAATGACAACTATATTGGTGCAGGGTTTACGATTACAAACGCAAATGGATTTGTTTCAGCTATGGGTTATAGTTCAAACTGTGATTGGCTGTTCATCGCATCTGAATGTTTGGGCAACAGTTCCCTTCCTGTAGGTGATTATACATTCGGGTTACAAAATCTAAACGGCTACAGAATCGCTCAGTTGGGCGGTCGTTGGGACGATGGCAGTAGTGTGGGTGCTTTCTATTTGAATAGTTA